CTCATTATGTCCCCGCCTCCACGACGTTCCTGAATGTCTGCCCGCCACCAGGCCCACCCTCGGGCGTGGCCGGGCCAAGCAATTGGGCCTCCTGCCTATCCGCTGCCCGCACCAGCAGGGCCTCACTCTCCCCGTCACCAGCCTGGTTGGCCTGGAACGCAGACCGCCTTAGTTCTACAATGGATTTGATGGCTACCATAACTTCACTACGCATCACATCCTCAGTAGTGAGCCGAAGATTTTCATCAAACGCGCTCATTACCTCGGGGAACTGCAAATCCATAACAGTCTCGGTGGACAGTCTGAAATCTGGATTCAAAAGCCGGGCTGAGTTGGCCCGCTGCAGGAAGTCTCCCGGCACCTCAACATCATACTTAAAGTCCAGGCTCACATCCTCGGGGGCATCACCTACCGGCAACCCCCCTATAGACAGGTTCATCTTGCGGGCCAAGGCAGCAGTCCGGGTAAAGAGTACCCCGTTAGCATCCCGCACACCATCCAGGAACGGTTGCAGTGTCTGCTTGGTAGAGCCCGTGATGTTGGCCATCACAAACGCGCTAACCTCTCCGCCACCAAAGCTGGCGTCCTGGAATGTTGCCCGCTGTGTCTGGTTCCGCACATCAAACATGTGGGTGCGTAGGTCCACAGGCGGGCCGGGGGGCTGCACTGCCCAGATGTCCTCACCCAGCCCAATGGTCCATACACCGCCTCGCTTTCCCAGGTCCTCAGCCTTGACCATACCACCCTGCTCAACTCTCTCTATCCATTTGGGGTTGGCAGTGTCGCGGAGGAGTTGCTGCATATAGGTGAGCATTTTGTTATAGTTCTTCTGCAAGTCCAGCACGGCTGCCACGATTGACTGGCCCACCTCAGCCCGCCATTTGTCATCCATGATGGTACCATCATCAGGCAGGCCACCCGCAGGCTGGCAGTATATAGGCATTTCGTCAAACATGGTTGGCCCGAGAGGACGGGCTAGGTGGTCACCCATCACCACCGCCATGAACACACCATCTGGAGTCTGCACCCACCACTGCCTCAACGCAGTATTGCTCCTAAACGGGCTAGCTGGTGGTATCCAGTCTTCGTGGAAAACTAGAGCGTTAGCGTGGCGGGCAGTCATACTATACTTACGCCCTACTTCCTCCAACATGCCGTTGGGTGAATAGCCAGGAAATACTGTCATCGGGTGCCAGGCATTGAGAGTCCATCGAGGCGCAGTCGGGGCGGCAATTAACGCTATCCATCCAGTAGCCACAAACAACTTCACAGCCTGGGCCAAGTAGGAGCCGTGCAAACTACCTCGGGCCTGGCGCATGGATAGCATTACCTCCCGCTGAACTAGCTGCTCCAGGACTGTCACACCCTGCACCTCTTCGTCCGATAGGCCCTCCTTGAAGCTATCTATGGACCAGGTCTTGGGTGTGAGCAGCCATACAGCCAGGTTATAACTACTCCGGGGATCATTCCCGATCACCGATTCCATGTTGTCCTGGGCCAAGTCATCCTTCAGGCGGATCAAGTCGTACCACTTGGACACGGCTGATGCCCGGGGTGACCAGGCACGGGCTAGGTCATCCACCCGCCCGCTGATTACTTGGGTGGCACTCTGTTGTACGGTCCTTAAATCCTGGAGGGTCACTCTGCTTCCTCCATCCAGACAAGCTCCCTAGCTAGGCTGATAATCTCTACGAATACAATCTTTGGTGCATACGGGGCGTTGTCAAAAGTACCATCATCCGGGCTATACCATTCTGGGCGCGATAAGTTGTCCAGCACAATACTTCGTTTCAGTTGGTGGCGCTGATCCACTATCATCGTCTATCCCAGCTGGTGTGCCCAGATGCGCCCTTGTAACCCTTCTGGGCTTTGCTTCCCAACTCCAGGCCCATCAAGGCCAATCCGAGGGCATCATGCCGGTCATCCATGATTAGGGTCTCATAACGGCCCTGGCCTAGTTGCTTGAAGCCCCGAATCTGGCGCATAGTTTCGGCGTCAGGTATTACACACCGTTTCAATATCCGGTTGATGGCATCCATCATGAAGGGCTTAGTTCTCACACTTGATACCCACCCTTGACGCTGCACGGGGCGGCCTGCCTCTAGGTCCCGGCGGATGAATATGTTGCTGTACTTATGTTTGACAGAATCTAGCAATGCAATGCCATGTCCATTGATCTCAGGCACCATTTTCGCACCATTGTAAATTTTCGCGAGTGGTATGCATTTAGCCCCCATAACATCGGGTTCAAAAAACCCCGCTATCATAGCAACCATAACTGGGCCAAGCTCATGGTCGTTTCGCATCATGGTACCCACTGATTCAGTTTGGCGGGCTTGGCCGGGGTCTATGCCCAGCGAATACTGCATTCCGGGAATTGGCTTCTCCCACACGAGGGCACCGTCCCAGTGGTGTATGGGCCTCGATACAAGTCGTGTTAGGGCAAGCGCGGCTGTCACGTCGTAGTAGGGCTGCCCTACACTCAGGAAGCACGTATCCAGGGACTCTAGGTGTTCCTGCCAAAACAAATCCCCCAGTTCGATGATTTTCCACCGACGCCACCGGATTTGATCCATGGATAGAGCATTGTCACGAGCCAGTACCTCCTCGTCGGGTGTATATTCTAGAGGGCCGTTAAGCTCTGGTAAGTCCTGGATGACTTCAGCTCCGTCCTGGAGAGTGTTGTCCGGTTCTTCCCACCAATAAATAACTGTGAGCTTAAACACACTCTGACCGGATAGCGCCTTCTGAACCTCTTCATAGAAATACCCGTACTCACCATTGGGGGTGGACTCGATAGTCACAGTGCCGTCTAGAGGCACCCGCTGCAATGAGGGTTTAACTATGCGCTCAATGGCATCGGGCAGGTAGAATGCAGCCTCACTGAATAGTAGGTTGTGGATGGGTTCACCCCGGCCAAACACCGACGCCCGCGCAGTGCCTATGTACATCACAGAGTTGATGTCGGGGAACCGCTTCTCTGATGTCGATGAGTGGTCCCGGCGGGGTCTCAGTGGTGGTGGCGTAGACTCGTAGAACACATCAGTACGGTTTAGCAGGCGCTCTGCCAGGAAGTTCTCGTGGGCCACAATTACGCTGGTAGTGTCGGGCCGGAACATTGTGCGTCGAAAGTATATTCCCGTGTACAGGCTGGTTGAGCCAGCCTGACTGGGCTTCACCACTATGTTTCTCAGCCCCATATTGTTGTACAGTTTGACCTGGGCAGGCTTGAACAGGAACGGTGCCCGACTGCCCTGGGCATGTTTGGGCGGGATGCTGAACAGGCTCTCCACCGCCTGGCGGTCATCCGAGAGTATGTCGGCCAGCTGCTGGCGTTCAGTGGTGGTTGACACGCCCCACCTTCCGGGCCCGAATCTCTAGGCGCAATGCACGCAGGGCATCAGCCCGGGCTGCCCGCTTTTCTGATGGGCATTTCGGGCGATGAAGTGTGAATGGTATACCCTCCACCCCCATCCCCCCACATGATGTGCATTTAGTGCTAGATAGGTTAATTGTAGCCATAGTGCTATTCACCATCCTGGGGTGGGTCTGCTAGCTCCACGGTGTCTACCATCCAGGCCGGAATTGTCTTCACCACCACACCGCCTTTCTTGAACACCTCAAACTGGCCATCATTGGTGGGTAATGCGTCAGCCACCATTGTCTGTATGGGGGCCAGGCCTAGGTCATCCCGGCCCGAGGTGGTCACAATGTATGTGGGCATTAGGCTAGCCTCCAAATTAGGTTGGTGAATTCCTGCTGGGGCACATCCTTACCCGCGTGGGCAAATGCGGCCTGTATCCCCTCCCATGCCCCCCGGCCGTCGCTGATTGGACCACTAATCAGGTCCTCCAGCATGATGTTCTTCTTACAGGCATCACAAATGAGGAACTGCCTCAAGGGTAGGTATGCCCGCTGTAAGCCATCCGGGGATAGGCTCACTACGGGCTGCCACCATCCCCGGCCTAGGCACCCACGCATGAAGCACCGGCGGAAGTTGTGCAGAATCTCGGGCTGCTGTTCAACCAGATTCATGTTCCCACCATAATCGAAGTCCACTCCCACACAATGTCATACTGAGGTATTAAATCGCCCGGTGTAATGTGTGGCCACTCCTCACTACACAATACCATATGCAGACCGGGTTTATCACTTCCAGGGTCTGATGTAGCCATCATTGATATTAGGCAATCATCCGGCAGTGAACTCTTCACCCGGCCCTCAATTATGCCCTGGAGCTCCCTCATTCCTATAAACACCCGTCCCCATCCCTGGTGATCGAGTCCGTGTGGGCTATAGTGCAGGGAGTTTAACGCAGCACTGAATTCCTTGAAGGTCATTATCTCACCGTCCTGGCCTGGGTGGCATCTTTGTCCCTCTGCGGGCACCCTGTGCCGACCTGATTGTTGACCGGGAAGCCTTCCTCACTGCCTGGGTGCGGGGACTGCCCCGGCGGTTGCCCCGCCCTTTGAAGGGGTTGCCGCCCCGCCTACGAGTTATGTGGGGTCCCCGCATTACCACGATTCAATCCGTCCCTGCGGGCCGGGTTAGGGCCTGAATCCCAGCGCCAGGATGTCCCGGTTGGTTTGCCGCCTACGTGCGCCTGGCGTATTGATGCGTGCCCGTCGTCTGGGCGTTGGTGTCGGCGTGGGCGTTGCGGCCCTGGCTCGGGTACCTCCTCTAGGCGGGTGTGGGGCTCTCCTAGCCCGGGGTGCCCTTGCTATTTGTCTGGCCATGATTAACTCCTGGATTTCTTGCGTAGTCCGGCATGTTGCATGGCAATCGCCACCGCCTGCTTCTGGGGCTTGCCCTCAGACTTTAGGGTGCGGATGTTCTCGGCAATAACCTTCCGGGATTTACCATCCTTGAGGGGCATCAGGTCACTGCCAAAGCTATGGTCCCCGACCCATACGTGGGGGTGGCC